ATTGATACCGTACTATTTGTGTTAGATATGGGGGCTGTTGTTATCTCGTATTCGTTAAAGTCGCCTTGATCGCTTACGTCCTCAAAATCCCCTTTAAACCCTTCCGCCCTGCCAACGTAAGTCCGTTCCCCATTCTTTATAGTTATTTCGGCCTCCGGGCCAATTAAAAAATATCCATCCGCAACACCAAATAGTTTGGCCGTGACGCCATCAATAGGCCAATACATTTTACTGCCTTCGTTTTCGTTTGCGCTTTTTGACGATCTTTGGTGCCATAATCCTGTTGTAAAATCATAAGCGTATGTCTCGCCGTTATTATCTAGAGCTGGGCTATCATCGGATGGAAAGTTTACAGCTAAATACTGCTTGTTACGGTCGATATATTGAGACAGATAAACATTTCCATTAATAGGAATTTCTGCTAATCGCCTATCGATAAAATTATCTGATATTTTACCTGTTTTTAGTGTGTTAATGGATGTTGCGCCAGTTTTTGAACTAGCAATAATGCCCACATCATCTGACAGCAAACGATAACCACTGTATGAGAACGCCTGCCGGATACCATAATCTAATTCTTGTCCTTTCAACCGCTGGAAAGCAAAATTAACATTGCCGACATTTTGGTAAAAATATGTACTTTTATTTGTGGCGGCAACCAATTGTCCGCGATAAGAGAATAAAGACGTACCTATGGCGTTCTCGTCTATGTCTTGGAAATCTTCTAGCCTAATATCCTTTCCTTGGTTGACAGTTTTTAATGTACTGTGGAAAACTCTTGGCGATTCGCCAAACTCGCCCGCCGTAAGATACACTAAATAACCATCTAAATAGGTTACATCAATCGCCCCTTGTGAATTTGTTAATGTGCGGTAATTTGGCTCAATGACTCTAATTCTATCTAGCGTACCCTCTAAAAAACCCCCGTTAGCTGCTGGCCTTCCTGTCAGAGTCAAATAAAAATCTGTATTGTCACTGCCATCAGTCCTTACAATTGCTATGACTTCTCCATTATATGCCATCCTGTAAGTTTCAATAGAGCCATTAAATGACTGCAATTGAGTTGTAGTACCAGTCTGATAAATAGGCCGTAGTGTTAACTTTAGTGTTTGAAACTCCCAAAAATAACCACCTATAATCATTATCACGCCAAACGTGTTACTCGTGTAAACTTGCAACCAACCATTAAGCGGGCCGCTAGGGCTACTAGCAGTACCTAGTACGCGGTCATAGTACCCAATAATACTTGATGGCTGCTCGCTGATTATTTTAGATACCCCAGCGGATTCAATGGGAATAGGGACCATATTTAGCGCAACATTATTAGCTGCGCCATCTATTTGGTATTCTCCGCTTATGATATCTAAGGGTACTTTAGGCATTTATTACAACCCACTTAAACCCGTCATTAATCAATTTTACGCTGGGCATGTTAACACCGTTCAATGTTAAGTTAGGGTCGCCATCAATAGTATCTGCACCAGAAGGGATAACGGTTATTTGGTTTGCTGTGGTATCAGCTTTTTTAATGCTAATCCATTCGCCTACCTTGATAGCAGATATGGCAGGCAATGAAATTGAGAACGCAGCGCCAGAGGCATCACATACAAGGAATTGCTCAGATTCAATGCTTGAACTATCAATAATGTAATTGGTGTTAACCTGGGTGATACTATAAAGGTCTTTTGTGGCTCGGCTGCTTTCGCCTGTAACAATATCTAAATCACCAATGAATTGGGAAATAGCCACATTGCGCGTGGCTTGATTAGTGTTCGCCCACAAAACCAAAAGATCACTAAGGTTTACCTTTGATTGTCTAGGCAGTCGGTTTATGGGCGTGGACGCTCTATTATTGCTCATAGCTTGAACCCTCTAAAGAAATTGTCACGTTTTCGCCTGTATCAATTGCATCAACTTGATTTAACAATTCATCAGGGTTTTCAGGATAGAATCTGTCATTGCTTCCGTATTCGCATTCATTGCCAGAACCAGTGGGCAGCGAACTAGGCATAGTCATCATAGGTTTACGAGTTAAGCGCTTAACCATATTAGCCTTAGACTCACGGGCTACTATGAATAATTCTTGAGTTACTTGCTTTTGATTAACGGGGGCAAGCCTCACCGCTAAATTTGTTTCAATTGCTAACTGTGTCCAATCTGGCAGACCTGTTTCGCCATTTTCATCTACAGGGTTAAGATAACCAAGGCGGCGGCCTACTACATCCCATTCAAGTATTAAGCCTGTAAGCTCACTAAGGCCATCAGCATATAAGGTAGTTGCCGTCCTCTCTTGTAATTGAGTAACTGATTTAGTGGCTTCTGCTGCTAGGCTTTCCGTAATAGGTCTATTGTATTCGGTTGCAATGCGAACAGCTAAGGCAGATTTAACACCCGACAATGACCAGTCAGGCAAATTTGACGCAGCATCTTTTGTTATTGTTTTAGTGCCTAGATCAATACCGTCATACTGCCATTCAGCAAGCATGTCATTTAAAACTTCGATACCATCGTTTATCTCTATGTCGGTTGCATTAGAAGTGCTATTTAATAATGACAGTTTGCGCAATGAAGCTGCAACTATTTGTTCGCCAGTAGTAGCAGACTCATTGCCTGAAATAGGCTGAAATCTAATACCTATGCGTCTAAACGCACCATCAATCAGCGTCTTTGCAATCATTTGATTCTACCTGCTCTTTGGTAGCTTTCTTGGCACGCTTGCCTTTTTCTTTCCATCCTAACCCTTTAGCCATTTCAATAGTGGCCAATTCTTCATTAAGCTGGATTTCTGTTTTATTTGGTTTAACCCAAGTTTTCATATTTTAACTCTCTTTCACCCTAAAGCCATATTTAATTTCCGCATCTATTCTAGCGTTGATAGCATCTTGTTTATCTTTGAAGGTTCCTAGATTTATTGATTTGTCATCAACTGTAATCCTAGCTCTCCACTTGTTGCTATCTTTTCTAAAGTAGACACCCCTATTGCCACTGGTATTAGTTTTATGCACTTTCTGGTTTTTGCCATTTTCATTTTGACTAACACTTCGCAAGTTAGTCCATTTATTGTTTAGGCCATTACCATCAATATGGTCAATACACTGAGGCTGTTCACCAGTCATTATGACGTATGCCAACCTATGCACATAAACAAAAGCGCCATCAAATCTAGTCCTTAAATAGTGTTTTTTACTATTTTTTGGGCCGCATTCATGGATACCACCAACGGTACTACCTTTCTTACATCTACCACCAACACCTCTAGCCTTTCTTAATTTCATCTCCCCGCTTTCAGGGCTATAAATAAATAAGGCTCTTGCTTTTTCAGGGTCTAAAAATTTAGCCATAGTTAATCCTCGCAAAACCATAATAATAAGTCTTACGAGGACTAAGGGCAAGTGATCTACACTTTATTGACCATAGCCATGGCCAGAAAAGAACGGATTAAGCGAAGCATACGCCGGACGCAAATCAATACGCACTGTCTGTCGGTTAGCATCACCATTGCTATACAGAGAAGTACGCAACTGTAGTCCATCGCGAGTAGTCGCCAATGTGTCGGTGCTATGAAGCTTTTTCATTGCAACGGATGCAATTGAAAAGGCGTCACGCTGCCAAAACATATTAGGCTGAACAGTTGTGCTTGCACTGCCTAAGATAGTAACAACATCACCAGATACAGGCGCGCTATCTACAGTGTTGTAAGCGCCCGTAGACTCAAAGATAGCTGGGCCGGTTACAGTTAAGGTTACAGCGCCACTACCATCAGCGGTCGCGTCTTCTGTAACGGTGCCAGTAAATACAACCGGATTACCAGAAGCGTCTACGATCTTTTTACGGGTAGCCAGGTTTAAGCGGTTGCGGCCTGCAATCTGGACCGGATTACCCGCTTTAATTTCAAGGTTAGCCGTTAAGCCTGTAATACTTAACACCTGAGTCATTGTGTCTTTTGCACTGACATAGGTCACGATAGGGTTAGCGGCTAATGCGCCAACACGGTCAGCACCCGCTGGCACATCAAAGCTAGATAATGTGGTTGCATTAAGAACCTTAAACCCGGCAAAGTTATCAGTAACGGTTGCACGCTCGTTAGCTGTACCCGCCTCTGGATTAACACCTAAAGAACGTTGCTCATTAGCAAGTGCAGACTGAGTGAATGGGTTAAAGGCATAACACCATTTAGAACTCATTGGTACGCCGGTTGATTGCATTAACGCGCCAGCGTCAGCAACTTGCGCCCATGAATTCACACCAGTGCCCACTGTACCAGATACTAAAGCGCTGTTTTTCATCATAAAATCAGAAAAATCTAACTCTAGATCAGTTACGATACGGTTTCCGATGTCATCCCAAAAACGGGAAATATCAGTACCCATTTCAAGCGCTTCGTCAGCCTCATCATAATCCACTGCTACGGTAATGTAATCCTGAACGGTTGCGGTCGCCTTACCGGTAATAATATCTTCTTTATTACCTGTAATGTCACCATTGGCGGTACGTGTTGAACGGTAGTCGGTAGGACGTTTAATGTCGATTTTATCGCCAGTGTTTGGATTAAATTTTCCATCAAACAACTGGGTATCGACATTCTTAGAAAGTACACGGTTAGACTCGAAGCGGTCCAGTACTTTCTCCATTACTTTACGTGTAAAATTACTCTCAAAACTGTTAGCCATTTTTGGCCTCCTATTAAACGATTAAGAGCGCCACAAAATGCAGCTACTCAAAGGTAGCACCCCAAGGGTTATCCTCTGGTGGAATTGAACCACCTTCCAGGGTTTCTACTGGGTCTGGTGCGTTAGACACTTTTGGTTTTAAGGCAGACGCTTGTTCTTTAATCTGCTGGAAAACAATAGCCCCGTTTTGCCAATTAGATGCGTTTAACACCTCGATGGCTTGCGGGTTGGCAGCAATATGTTTTGCAATCAAGGGTCCGCTTTCATCATCTAAAATGACTTCCGCGATATCTTCTCGCAAACCATAGGCGGCAATTAAGTTGCCGTTTTGCTGTAGCTCCTGTGTACTAATACCAAAACTTTTAGCTTTATCAGCGTAAGACTGAACTTTTTTATTTATTTGTTCCTGTCTTGCTAATTGCGCTTCTTGTTCGGCAGCTTGTACGCGTTGTTGCTCTGCTGTTTTCTGAGCTTCAAAAGCCTGGGCTTCTGCAACCTTCTTTGTATATTCGTGAACAGCCTTTTTATAGTCTGATTCATTCTCGAAATCCCAATATTCTGGCATTTCTGGCATAGAAGGTTCAGGCGGTGCAAGTTTGGCCTCCAATTCCGCTAAGCGCTGCTTAGTTTCCTCTGCCTCTCGTTTCGCCTCTCGCGCTTCGTATGATTTTTTAGCAATAATCTTTTGTAGATCACCACCATCATTGGAAACACTTTCCGAAGGTGCCGCGCCCTCGTTTTTTGTATCGGCATTAACACTTTTATTAGCTTCTGCCTCTTGATTAATAGGGGCTTCTTCTACTTCCGGTGCCTCAACTTGTGCAAGTTGGCTATCTTCATTTTGAGTCATGTCTATTCCTAGCATGTGACATCGCGAGGCGGTCGCGTACCGTTTAAAGAACTATAAATACATTATTTAGGGTTGACAATACCCAATTCATCATTATCCAGCTTATCTGCCTGCTCTTGGAAAGTACTGGCCAATGTAGGTGATACAACCCCGCTTACCCCCATTACATCCTTCAAAACAAGCAACATCTCAGCCTGTGTCTTTTGCAATCCTTGGATAGCCTGCGCAAGATCAATAGACGTTTGCACTTCTTCTCTCTTGTTGCTTTGAGCGCTGAAAAAACCATCTTGGTCGATCTTCTGCTGGCCCTGGTCGATCTTCTGCTGATTATGGAATGCATCAACTTGATTTTTTTGAATGTCTGATTGTATTTTGGCGACTTCTATTGATTGTTTGCCTTGCGCCAATTGAGTATCAACCATTAGTTTTTGGTTTTTATTTTCTTCTGCCAACAAATCAGCTTGCGCTTTTGTTTGCTCTGCCATGGCAAGTATCATGTTAGGGTCTTGCTCTTGGGGTTGTCCTTGTGCGGCTAATTGCGCTTGCTGAACTGCTTGTGTTTCTTCCTCGGTCCATTGAGATTTAGGAATTAAACCGGCATTAAATAATGCAGCGCGCCTACGCTCTGCCAACACATCAAGCCCCGGCGCGTTTGTATTCTTTAATAAAATGTCTGCGCCCTCTTGTATAATGGACGGGTCGAGCGCGGCCACTTCTAGTATGGCTGATATTGATTCCTGCTGTCGGCTATCAAACGACTTACCGGCACTACACGATATTTCATACCTGCCCTTTGATATATCGTTAACTACTTCGGGTCTTCCTGTTTCTGGATTTACCGCTACACGGTTGATATCAACATTCTCAGGCATACCATCTTCGCCAAGAATACGCACAATTCGAGTGCCATCATAAACTTTAGGAATTGCATTAATTAGAATCCTGCAAGTGTGCTCAATAGCTACTTCCATGGCTTCATAATATTCTACCGTCACCACATCGCCGCGAGATTGCAACGCATCAATAGCTACACCAGATTGGGCGCGCGGATTATCACCAAGATTAGAAGCAAATACACCGCCCGCTTGGGTAATGTCCTGGTTAGCTGATTGGGCCGTAGCTTCTAAAGACGGGTTAACCATGGCTGTACCACCTTTATATGGTGGCGCGGCATTTTCTACAGAATTGTAAAATTGCACTGCTTCGCTGTTGGTGTTCATTGTTTCCAACGAGCTTTCATGCCCTTCGGCTTGCTCTCGCGTCATCCAGTATTTGTCGCGCGGGGATAGCGCACCTTCTTCGATCTGGCGTGATCGTGCATAGTTATAAATGCGCTGACCATCCATTAAAGGCTCAACCACACCTTTAAAGATAAGTTTATTTTCTACTACGTTATAGTTGCCGTAGGTAGGAATAATGGGAATCCAGTTAAATACAGTCTCTTTTTCATCTGATAGCCAATCACCACCATCTAATTGGCGGAATTTTACAACACGCTTTTTATGTTTGCGTGTACGTTCTACACTCAACCCACGGGCTGCAAATTGCTCGCCGTATTTGTCGAAATCATCTTGAGAGTAGACAGAGCCATCACTCATTAAGTAAAGCGTGTCTGTTACTTCCTCTACCCAGTAGAATTCACCCACCACCACTTGATCTGGCTTGTTTGCATAAGAATTGCTAGAACGGTCTTGATTAATACTCTGTCCAGAACCTTCCGGGAATTTAGCATCATATGCCTGTTTAGACATAGCTGTTAGTTTAACTGCCCACTTCGCATCAGAGCGATCACGGCGCTGTGAATTAGGGTCAAACCATACAGAATCAACAAAAGAGTAAACCGGCTTAATAAATAAGTCCTGATGAAATGCCGATCCTTCTGCCCAGTCTTGGGTAATCATCCAGCCATCAATCCCCGTTGCCACCATATTTCTAGCAGCTACCGATGTGATCTGAGGAAATTGCGAAACACGCTGAATGTTTCTAACCATTCCCGCCATGATCTTAGCAATATCTTCATTACTTTCATCGTTGGCAGGGTTAACCTTTATGCCAAAATTAGTTAGTTTTAATTGGCCTGCAATCTGGCTAACAATTGGATTACATTTGTCTAATGTATAACGTGGGCGGGAATTTTTCTTATATTGGTGATAGATTTCTGGCTCCCACTGGCCATCTTTTTTGCTTAGGAAATTCTCAGCCTCGCGGGCATTGTCCCGTTCGTCTTTGTCGCCTTTTTGAGCATCGCCCAACATTGCTACTACATTGGAATGCTTATCGTAATCTACCATATTATTGCCCCCACCCTGTCTGATTGAGCGGCCTTGCCTTCTTATATACCTTTTCCCCACTCGGCCATAGGTAATCTACAAAGTAACCTATAGCAGTGGTAACATGTTGATATTCTGTTTCTTCTTCTAGAAAGGTTGAGCCTTTTTTCAGTTGGCACGTAGCCAAACCTTTATCACAATACTTAGCTTTTTGCTTGTTTACAAATAGCGACACATCACCTGCGGCGTTAGCTATTTTTGCCCTTACTGAATTCTGCCGATCTTTAATAGCGGGGTGCTTCTTTTTCACTCTGCGCTCAAACTTCCAACCGGCATCAGACAGTACTTCTTCAATCTGTGAATAGGCCGACTCTTGCCCGTGTTTTTCGCCTGCCCTTCCTGCCGGGTCGCCATACACATAAACCACTTTATTCTGGTGGTGCTTGTATCTCTCTACAAACTCTTGAGCGCTTTGCCTTGATACTGCGCTTGTTAAGATGATTTCATCAAGCAAATAGATATTATCATCACGAATAACGCCTATGGCACTAGAAAGTGGCGTGTAGTTTTGGTCGTGCATCCAGTGCAAAGCCTCTGTTTGCTTTATCTCTTCCTGAGTTAAATTAGCCTGACTATAATCTTCATAGATACGGCCCGATGCTGTCTCGAAGCTTGCCTCAAACTCTTGTTTGAACTGCTTTTCACCCATTTGCCTTTTGGCAGACTCAATAACATCAGGCGGCAATATCTCTGAGCTTTTCCAATGGTAATAACCCCACTCAGGGTCTACCCCGGACTTAGCGTACTCTGCCATGTCATAGTAATGGTTAAGGCCATCCGGCACACCTAATAACCAACACCACGCACGATAATCAGGCCGAATAGGGTTAACTGTGTTTAAGGCCGGTAAAATATGTGCTTCCCAAGCGCCATCCTTAATATCAGCAATTTCATCTATACCGCCACCCGTCCAAGGTATGCCTTCAATGCGTTCCGGCTTATCTAATCCTATACAGTGGATTTCTGAGCCATTGGGCAGATAGATGATTAACTCTGTTTCTGACGGCTTTCTTTCATGTGTACTGGATAAAGTGAGTTTCTTTAGATCATCCCAATAAATCTTTTTCACTTGGTCCCGTGTAGGTGCCGCACAAAAATACTTCTCGCCATCATTGTTCATAGCCGCCTTAGCCAGGAATCGCTTAAACCGTTCTGTCTTGCCCGAACGTCTACCAGCCGGAACCACTGGGAACCTTTTGCCCTCACTGATTAAAGCCAATTGCACCGGATGATCTTTTAGCTCGTACCATCTCTCCATCTGCTTTTCTAAGGCTTTGTTCATCATTAATCGGGTAACTTACCTGCTAAAGCTTTAAGGGCTGACGCTATATCGTCCCCGCTACTGCTTTCTACCTTATCGGTGAATTCATCCCTGCATCTATTTTTAAGATAAAAAATCATGCTAGTAGGGTCGGGTGGGTAGTGCTTCTCCACCACTGTTTCAACTATTTCACCGTTAACTACGTTTAACTTTGTCTCTAAACATGTGTAACCCATGGCGCGATCATATAAAGAACGCTTAACATTTTCATCCGGTACGCTCTTACCTAGCTTTAAGGACTCCGAAAAACTAGGATGCTCTAATTTCCACAAGTTTAGTGTGGATTCACTAACCTTGAAGAAACCAGCCAATTGCTTATCAGTAGCGCCCAGTTGACATAGCTTTGCGGCTTGTTCGTCATACTCAGGCTTATATTTGGTTGGCCTACCCTGCTTATCTGTCATTTAGGTTCAAACTGCTTGCATAAAATAAAGATACTGACATCAACTTCACCATCTGAACCTGATAGGTTCTTAAGCTCAAGCACATACTCTTTGTTAGGAGCAAGTAAAAGATCACTAGTGCCTGGTGAATTCACATTGGCTGTTGTTCTGTTTGCCGTTTTAATTCCATCCCTTGCAATAATATTTTGTGGTAAGACAGTACTGGGCGTGACATCGTTTAATACTTCAAAAGGCGCTGATACTTTTGGGCCGATCTCTCTATTCCTATTAACAGGCGCTAAATTTGTGCCGCCTGTAAATGCTGTATTCTCATACAGTGTTATTAATAGGTTTGCGGCATCTGTTGAGAAATCAGAAGCCAAAATGCGGATAGGTGCGCCCTTTGTTTTAAGTCCAAAGTAATAAGGCGCGGATTCGGCTGGTACGCCTCCCGTCCCTATAGCCCAAATAAAACCCTGATCTAGATTGCCGTTTAAATCCATTTTTTACCCCTAATTGGTCGGTGTGTTTCCAGTGCAGCCAAATATAACAGTAAGGTCGGTCAATGAAGAACCTGAACCACCCTTAACAATTTCTAATACATACTTAGTGTTGATCTTCAATATTATGCCCGTTTCAAAGCCTATTATCTTGTTTATGCTTTCCTGTCTTGATGTGTCTATGGTGCTCTGCGATATAACTTTGGCGGGGTCCGGTGTGACCGTAACATTTTGGAATACATCAAATTGGGCTTTATTAGTGTTTTGCTTGTTTCGATTCCTATTTAACACCTTGGCTGGCGTTTCATCAGTATAGTCTAAATCCTCATACAGGCGGTATGTGATAGTATTCGCTGTTGTGCCTATTGCTAATGAAAATATAGACACTGGCGAGCCTTTCACGTTTATAGCTTGGTATGATGCAGCCCCATTCCCGGTCAATGGTATACCTGTAATTTGAGAACCAAAAACAAAACCTTGCTGGTTTAAAGCCTCCTGAATACTTGCGAATGATTGAGCCATAATTCCACCTAATTAATATTAATCATAAATGCCATTACCATTTAACCTTATCGGACCAGTATGCGGCTGACATTTTCCCTTTTTTTATATTCTTCTTATGCCTTGCTTTGAATGATTTTTGGCGCGCTTTTTCGGCTTCGGTTGTTGGCTTAGCTCCCGCGCCTTTTACCCCTTGCTGGCCAAACCGTATCAGCTTAACACTATCACCATCTTTAGCTAATACGGCGTGTGATTTTGTTGGGTGGTTAGGCGTTCGCTTAGGCTTATTGTAGCCTGTGAATTTTTCACCTGAACGACTAAAATTGTCTTTTTTTGTTGCCTTTTTATCTGTCATGGGACAATTAACTACCCTATATTATTAATATTGTTATTTTCGTTGGCTTTTTCGTATCGCCATTTTTCCCTGTAGGGCTTATCTTTATTTACCATTAATAAATCGTTAAGCATCTATAAGGTTTTTGGTTAGTCAGTCCTTGTGCTCTTTTCAAAGCGGTGTTTATCCCATGCAATATAGGCATGTAAAGCCGCAAATGCAAAAAATCCGATTTCATACCAATTTTCGCCAATAAAGCCGCCGCATACCGCCAAACCATATATAGCCCAATCATTCCAAGTGGCAAGCTTTGCGCTTTCGTGCAACATGAT